GCGCTTAAGGAAGCAATGGTTCAAGCTGGAGGATATTACGACCCCTCTAGGAACTCTATTATGTCTAAAGCTGCCAATAGGAATTTAGCTCATATCACAGTTGTGTTTGATGATGAAGACAAACAAGTGCATGAGCTAGGTTACGGGTTCTTTTTGAAGGATGATATTATGGTTCTGCCTAACCATTTCCTGTTTAACATGGACCAGCATATCAAAAACTTCCCAAAACTAGACATGCACATAGAGTTAAGATTTGGCGTAAACACAGTACAAACTGTATATGTGCCCTTGCGAGACTTTGTGCAAGAAGCTACCCTCGTGGATGCAGATGATCTAGCATTGGTGAGAGTTCCGCGTTGCGGATTGGGTCCAAGACCTAATATGCTGAAATATATAGCCACCAGAGTTGATCACGCCAAAAATCTCAAATTGAATGGAGTCCTTACGAAAGTGCGGGATGATTCCGCTTTAATTGAGAATTATACTACCTTTATGGATATGCAACAAAAATTAGAAAGCGAAGAGGAACCAGAACTTTTCGCCTACATCGGGAGTACTCCAGTGGTGTATAACCGAGTTTATAAATATCCTGTCCCGACAGAAGTTGGAGATTGTGGGATGTTGTTATCTATACCGAACACACGTAACGCTACTGCAAAAATATTTGGCATGCACGTCCTCGGTTGTTCAACAGGTAGATATGGTTTTGCCACCAAACTCTGTAAAGAGAGTCTGCAAGAAGCCATTGATAATCTCAATCAGCTTTATGATTCCGATTCAGACATTAAATCGAGCGAAGACCCTTTCGCAGTGGCGCAATGTGGAGCTGTTCCAAATGTCACGCACATTTCACATATAGACACCTTGCCTCACAAAGTGGCTGCTGCTACTGTCTCTAAAATGGAGAAGTCTCCGTTTTATGAACTTTACCAGCCCGCCCACACGAAGCCAGCTATTCTGAGACCTTTTACAAATGCTAATGGCTCTTTTAATCCTTACGAATTAGGACTAAAGAAATACTGCATTAATGGAGGATTTTTGGATCCTGGCGAGGTCGAACTAGTGTGTCGATTTATGTTTGAACAATTGAGAAGATCCTCCAAGAATTTGCCTTTGTCCAAAGCTGTGCTTACTATTGAACAAGCCTGCGAAGGAGTTCCTGAAATGGGGATTGGCGGTATACCCAAGAAAACTAGTCCAGGATATCCTTATGTACTCAAAGCGGTACCAGGATTGCCTTATAGGTATAGATTCTTTGGTAGTGAACCTGGCTATTCATTCGATAACCCTTACTTCGAGGAGCTTAGGTCTACAGTCGAGCAAGCAATTGACAAGGCCAAGCAGGGAGTTAGAACACCCTGGTATATCATTGACAACCTCAAAGATGAAGATTTGCCAATAGATAAGGTCGATAATGGGAAAGCCAGAGTCTTTTGCGCTGTTCCTCTTGCCAAACTTATACTCGACAAAATGTATTTTGGAGCATTCGCCGCTTGGATCACTGATAATAAAGTGTTCAACGGCATTGCCATTGGAGTTAATGTTTATGGAAATGAATGGCAGGAAGCAGCCTATCACCTTAAACAATTCCCTGGTAACCAGTATGGTGCAGGGGATTTCTCCGGTTTTGATGGCTCACAGAGAGGTTTGATTCATCAACACATTTGTGACCAGATTAACAAGTGGTATAATGATGGACCCGAGAATGCTCGCATTAGACGCGTTCTGTTCTCAGATGTTTACAACTCATACCATGTAAGAGGTGACAAAGTGTTTGAGTGGGTTGGAGGTATGACTTCAGGATTTTATCTCACTGCCCATTTGAATAGTTTATATAACTTGTTTGCGTTTACACGTGTATACGCTCAGATATACAGTTATGACCCACACGAGATGTCTCTTGTTGATTCAAGAATGAGAGTTCTCGTTATGGGCGATGATAATGTTTATGGCGTAGCACCCCACCTATCACAGTATTTCACTGAAGAGGCTTTAGCCAAATCGTTTGCTGAAATAGGGCTCAAGTATACAAATGAGTTGAAGACAGATGAAGTTGGAGACAGTTTACGTGAATTTGAAGCATTAGAATTTTGCAAAAGGTCTTTCCGTTACTGTCCGGCGTTAGCCAGACACGTTGCTCCGATTAGACTGGATGCTATATTTGCGTCTTTAGATTATTTCCGTAAGGACAGAGAACACACCGATATAGAGTTGCAATTAACCAACATTATTGGAGAGTTTTCTTTACACGGGAAGGAAACGTTTGATAAGCTGGCACCTAAGTTGGTAGAAGCTGCGGAGTTTTGTGGATACACTATCCAGTGGACAGATTATGATGTTGCAAGACATCACATTCTTGGAGCTACACTAATTTGGTAACTCCTTTCGACCTCTTCACGTCATTAAACTGATGGTAGGCTTATAGCCGAAAAGCTCGAAATAGGATAATAATTAAACTCATTCTTTTGGTTACCTGATTGCTTGATAAAATCTCGGCATACATGTCAAGTTGTTTTGCTTTAGAATGTTTCATCCCCGCACTATTTAGTGTTACGGAGCAGGATGGGGAGTTAGCAGCCCTAGCACTATCCAGCCAAACCGAGTACGGTAACATTATTGGGTCATACTGTTACTTAAATTCAGACCTGCTGAACAAAATAAAAATATAAACTCTACTTCTGCTGACAAGACTGCAGAAGCATCCGCGTATAACGAATCAACGACCGTTTTCGTGGATGATGCCAAAGTCGTTACTAAGGAAATCTCAATGCCAACCGAAATGCCTTCGGTTCTTGGGAATTTAGTCGATGGAAATTCCGAAAAATCTATTAGATCTTATTTGGAAAGACCATTGATAGTACAACAAGGCGATTTAACTTCGACCGATACAGCAACTACTTTTAGTTATGTAGATTGTCTCGGTTTAACTAGTATAGATGATATGTGGAAGGAAAAACTTAAGGGCTTTCTTGGTTTTAAAGCTGACATTGAATATACTTTAGTCGTTAACGCCACCCGGTTTCAACAAGGCAGATACATGCTTTGCTTTGTGCCGACTTGTGGGGGGGCCGCACGCTCAGCCAATCAGTTAGCGGCGTTTCAACACCTCCACACTGCCAACTTGACTTGCAGGACACAGTTGCACCATGTTGAGTTGGATATTAATTGCGACACCACAGCTAAATTAACTGTGCCGTATTGTATGCCTCTGAATTCCTACCCCTTGAATGCCATAGGTACAGTGGGGTCTTATGACATCGGCTCCGTTAGGTTATTTCCTTACGTAGCTGCGTCTTCGACTTGTACTTATACTCTTTGGGCTCGGTTCAAGAATATAGAATTCTATGGTGCTGCTTTGCCGCAATCGGGTCGCCTAAAATCTCGTAAATCAACCCAGGAGGTTGAGAGAGATTCTGCTGGCATTGGCCCTATTGCCGGCACGCTGCGCAAAATCTCTAGCGCAGCTGGAGAACTTGGTCGAATACCATTGCTCTCATCGTTTACCTCACCAGTCTCCTTCGTTGCTGATGTCTTAGCAAACTCAGCACAGATCTTTGGTTGGAGTAAACCAAACATTCTTAACCCACAATGCTTGATGTTGAAAGATAAGATGCGATATGCAACCACCTACGACGGTAGTTCTACTGCTGCTCCTTTGAGCATGTCTGGTAAGAATGAGTTGCAAGGGGTTGCAGTTGTGACTGATCTAGACGAGATGTCTTGGGACTATATCAAATCTATACCTGCTTATTATAGCTCTTTTACCTTTAGTACTACAGATGAGCAAGCTGCTAATCTATATAACTTTGGCTTAGGCTATGAGCTTAGTGTGTCGAACACATTTGGTGTGCAAGATACGGTCACTTTTCTCCCGTGTACACTGCCTAGTATATATTTCAACAAGGCACGTGGCGGCTTTGTGTTGACAATAAAGTGTGTCAAAACGGAGTTCCACAGTGGGCGTGTCCAGATGTCTGTAATACCTTACGCTGGACTCAACACTACACCTCCTGCTTATACAGCAGACGATTCTGCTTATTTGCATAGAGCAATTATAGATGTGAGGGAAGGTAATCAATGGTCATTTGAAATACCTTACCAATCTGTTTGCCAGTGGAGGGCTGATGGTGATAATGCGGAGCTTCTTGCAAATGTTCGGTTTGATGTACTGGACAAGCTTGTTGCTCCTGCAGCGGTCTCCTCTAGTATTACTTTCCTAGTCGAGATATCTGGAGCTGCTGATCTTGAATACGCAATGCCGCGTAGTACAACGTATCAGCCTGTAGCCCCAGTCGTGATTCAATCTGGTTGTCTTAAGTTTACGGACCCAGTGGGAGCAGCACCTACTGCGACCCAGTCGGTTCAGCCTGCAGCTTACTGCATGGGTGAAGCTTTCACAAGCTTTAGACAATTGTTGAAGCGCGTAAATGTTGTGTCGTACAATGACACCTTAGCTGGTGGTGCGTACACAACCGTGGTCCCGTTCGCGTGGTCCACAAACGTTGCTTTACCAGCTGGAGCTACTGGATCCACTACTAGTATGGATGTCTATACTCTGTTGTCATCCATGTTTGGAATGGTTCGAGGGTCAATCCGAGTGGGATTTGCTCTTATCAACAATCCGAATACCGCCGATAGAGGATGTCTAGTTTATACTAGTCAACTTGTGGGTGGTACTAGTTATGACACTCCAGTTACCTCAGCTGCTACTGACAACTATTCAAGGGCGGATCCTACTTTTGTAGGTTCTTCCTTGACCCACTTTGCAGAGCTAGACTCTAACTTGGTCACGGGTTATGTCCAGGTACCAGGTTATTACAGCTGTCCTGCAGCGGCTACGCTAGACACTATGGTCACTACGGCCACGTTGTATAATGCCGCTTATCCAGACAGTGAAACAACTGCCCCTGGAATTTGTGTTAATTATAAGGGATTACCCTATACAACTAACACTCCTACTTTTATCAGAGCTGGAGCTGATGATATGTCATTTCAAATGTTCATTTCTACTACTCCTCTGATGTCTGTAGCCTCCGCTGGGGACTATTAAAGTCCTCCGTCGCGTAGACGATAAATACTGACGCCGATAATTCGGCAGATCTCCCCATGTATTATAAACATGGTAGCTTTAAATAGTTAAGCTTTAATGAGATCGTACTCACCTGGTCACTACGTGTCCACACCCACTTTAGCATTTTATGTAATCTTACGATGAAATTTTTGGCTCTAGTGATCAGGTGTGGCTCCTATACCAGGTGGCGCGGTCAGCCGGCCCTCTAGTAAAACGGGGTTCCCT